TGTCATTCCATTGATGGTAAATGCTTCCATTCTTTCTATGCAAGTCGGACAGACACCACATGATTGTCCAGCATTATAACATGACCTGGTATATTCATATGGTACACCCAATTCCAACCCAATCTTGACAATATCGCCCTTGGTTAGATGAATGAAAGGTGCTTCTATTCTGACAGGATGCCATAATGTTGAAATTCTGGTAGTTTCATTCAGTGATTCCAGGAATTCAGGACGGCAATCCGGATACAAAGAATGATCTCCACTATGCGCCGCATACATCACGGAATCAATGCCCCTGGCAGCAGCTATTCCGACTGCTATCGAAAGAAGGATCTGATTTCTATTAGGAACTACTGTTATCTTGGCAGATTCATCAGTGTAACCACATTCCGGAACTTCGATATCAGGATTAGTCAACGCGCTGGAATCTATATACTTGAACACCGGTCTGACATCAACTATATCATGTCGGATATCAATACCGAGGTCAGGATCCTCTTTCATGAATTTTATCATCTTCTGGGCGTATTCTATTTCTTGCCGATGTCTTTGGCCATAATCAAAGGTTATAGTTTCGACATCATAACCATCGCTGTATAATTTCCAAAGAAGAGTGGCAGAATCCATACCACCAGAAAAAATTAAGAGGGTTTTCATTTTAATCATCCTTTTTTATTGCTAGTTGAAATTCTGCTCTTACTTCTGGTTTTTCAAAGACCCCATAAATAGAACTAGTAACCGTAGTAATATTGGGCTGTTTAACTCCCCTAGATCCCATGCATAAATGCTTTCCGGATACCTGAACTATAACCCCTTTGCATTCTATTCTCTTTAATGCTTCAACAATATCATGAGTAAATGTTTCTTGCAATTTAGGAGCTTTGGCCAATAATTCTACTATTCTAGGAATTTTAGAAATTCCGATAGCTCTTTCTTTTGGTATATATCCAACATTGACGACATAATGAACGGGTAGCAAATGATGTGGACATAATGAATAACATTCTATTCCTTTTGCTATAATCATGCCATCATATTCGGCAGGAAATGAAGTACTTAATATATTATCTATATCATCCCAACAATTAATCCCGCAGCATAGTTCATAATACGCCCTGGCTACTCTTTTGGGAGTATCGCTAAAATTTTCGTCAGAAAGATCAAGTCCGAATTCATCATGTAATCCCTTTAATATATAATGAACCCCTTTTTCTATATTATCTATGCCAATGAATTTCCCTTTCTTTAATTCATTATGAATCCGACCATGGCATGATTTACATAGTACCATAAGATTTTCTAGTGAGTGATTTCCAAGAACCGATCTGATATTTTGGCAATCAATATGATGGACTACTAAATTTTCAGTTGCTCCGCATCTCATACATTCTTGTCCATAATATTCTAATGCCCTATCCCTATAATTGGAAGCTCCGCTTATTGTTTTGGATAAACTAAGTTTTTTCTTTTGTTCTTTTGATATTTCATGACCACATTTTTCTTGTCTGATCTTTATTTGTTCCGGATCCTGCATTTGCAAAGTAGTCTTTTCGGATCTGTCATGCTTCAATAATGCTGCTTTTTCTATTCCATGAATTTCTTCATATGTTTTTCCTTTCCTACTTTCTTGTCTCCATTCTGATATTGCATGATCTTCTATAACAGATTCCGGATACTTTTCTTTATATTCTTCGGTAGTCATCCTGTGCTGGGTCCATAGATGAGTATTTGTTATCCTCCAGAATTCTTTTCCGCATTCTTCGCATTTTGTTTTTTTTGCATTTTCGGGAAATTCGCTCATGCTGATTCCTTTGCATAATTGTCTTCGGATTCTTTTACAGTTACTTCTATCCAATCATCATTATGAAGGTTTGCCATGATTGATATATCCCGAAGTATTTCTTTTGCTATATTTTCGGCAGTTGGATTCCTTTCATCCATTTTTGTTACTGCTAATCCCATTTGTTCGAATACCGATACTAGTGGATCCAGACTGTTAAAGATTGCCCGATGATCCCACTTTTGTTTGAAGTATTCTTTGATTCTTCTGTAATCTACCAACATGCCGCATTGATCTAATGGATTATCAGAATCTAGAATTATTTCCACTGACCATGAGTGACCATGGCACATATTGCAGCTTCCCGAATATCCGAACAATCGATGTGCTGCATCGAAGGTTACTTTTTGTTGTAGTTCAGTCATTATCTTTTCTTCTCCTGTTCCTTGAATTCGATTTAAAAAAAAATTATATTCAAATGTTATTCTCTTTGTATTTAAAGGTTTTGCCATCCAAATAAATTGCTTTCCGAATTATTTTTATTAGGTTTCACAAACAAATCATGATAATGATCATAAACATATCTTGATCCATGTTTATCAAAATCATCAAATATATTAGTTACATTCTGGATAAGATCTTTTTCTCCCAGTGCTTTCGCATATTCTGGCAAGACTTCCATATCATCTACAAAGCATTCTATCATGCGGTTGACTTCCAAATATTGATATAAGTTGTGGAAGCTGACCAAAAGTGATGTAATTGGAGTATAATTATAAATATCTCCTATATTCATACTGGAACATACTGGACAATCACATGGCATACCAATCATAGAATGATCGCTGGATTTTTCTCCCAAGCTAACGAATTTCTTAATATCAAGCGGAAATCCATACGACATAAACTGGTAACCTTTTGCCCAACTGCTACTATCGAAGGTAAGAGCAGAATCATATTTGTTTGCCAACATAGATAATGATATCATATTAGCAGGTGCACTCACTCCGAAGAAGTGACAATTATTCAGCACGGATTCTTCTCCCTGTTCTAGCAAATAAAGATAAGCCACCAATTTTAAGTATACATTCGTGCTGGGATGAATACCAAGTGCCCAACCATCGAAATTGAAATCCTTTACGGCGCGATACCATTGGTTTATCTGATCATATGTTTTTCCATGCAGTACATTATATAATTTAAAATTATAATTTTGTCTATTTTCTTCGAAGATTTTAAAGTTCTTTATCGACCTTTTTAATGCAACCTCGGGATCCATAAAACTGGGAGGTACATCCAAGTTCATACCGATGTCAGAGTTCCGTTCCAACCATCTCAATATTTGAATCGCATTTAAGTCAACTGGTTTTCCCTTTCTTTCGAATGTCATCATCTGAAAGCCGCCACTGTCTCCCAATATTATAGTATCATCGGGATATTTCATGCGATTTCTATGTTCATAATCTTCTTCGTATGATAATCTATAGTATGCATTTTGGAGAATTATATTATAATCAAAGAATGATTTTCCAGGATTAAAGAATTCAAAACTTTTTCCGGCAAATTCTTGATGTCGTAACCAATGATACATAGTGTGATTACAGATCGCCGGAACATAATTCGACCCCTTTGGTATAATTTTCATACTATTTCTCCTGATGGAATAAAAGACATCATATTATTGCCTGGATTACTCATGTCCCGCAAGACCATACTATGCCGGAAGTTATCATAAACGTGACTGACGCCCTTTTTCTGGATTTGATCAATAATTATTCTGGCTATCCTAACAGTCTTTTCTTCACCAACCGACTTAGCATATTCCATAAATACGATATCATCGGATACCATATTGTTTATCATTCTATTTACTTCTATGTACTGGTATAGATCATGCAGAAGAAGGGATACATAAGCACCTGGACTTTCTTGGGAATACAAATCATCGATCTCTAACCGTCGGCAAACCGGACATCTACAAGGAATTGATTGCATGGTCTTCTTTGCATCTCTTCCGAATTCAATACCATATCGTATATCTTTCGGGAAATAAAACCGTCGGTATCTCATTCCGGTTATATAACTGCTAGAATCGAAAGTCATCGAACCTCCGAATTCATGACTAAGCATAGCAAGTACTAGCATATTCTTGATACCGCTTACCCCGAATAAGTGGAAATTGGTTTCCCAATGGGCAGCATTATTTTCCCTAAGGAACATATAACCGATTATTTGCAAATAGATATTATCTGCCGGTCTAGCCCCAAAAGCCCATCCATCGAAATTGAAATCTTTCGCGCCGGAATACCATTTGATCAT